ACCATCCAGGCCGCCCAAGCCACCTGCAGGCAGATTGGTCACGATTACCTTTTGCGGGATGTTCGGATTGCCCATCAGCGAACCACGGCCGACGTTCAGCAGGCCCTTGCCGATCTTCAGCGCACTCAGCGCCGCGCCCAACGTGACTGCGCCTGCAGCAACCGCAGCAATCACTGCCGTAACTGGTTGGTACTTGTTGGCCAGGTCAGCCAGCGCATAACCAACCTTCCCCAGGCCATCCGCGACCTTATCGGTCAAAGGCCGCAAACCATCACCCAGGCTGATCATGGAAGCTTCCATGCCCGCCGTGGCCTCTGCCCATCTGCGGTTGGACGTTTCGCGGGCCTTGGCGGCGTCCGACTCGATCTTGGTCTTGCCGTCGGTTTTCTGGATCGTGACCATATCGGCCTTGATCTTGTCGCCGTATTTGATCTGCGCGAGCAAACCCGCACTGGCGCTCTGATCGCTGACGATGTTGGCCAGGCCCGCGGCTTCAGTCAGGGCCACCATGGCCTGCTGTTCCTCGGCGCTGCCGTCAGCTGCTGCCTTGATCTTTGCCTTGAGGCCCTCGATCTTCTTGGCCTTCGCCGGATCCTGACGCTTGATCATTTCCTGGCTGAGCATGATGAACGCATCAACCGGGTTGGCTGCCTTGCCGCTTTTCGTCGCGGCCAGGATCGAGCCGGCCAGGTCGTAACCTTCCTTGGCAAAGCGCTCCTGGCTGGTACTGCTGATCACCGCGTTCAACAGGTTGTTCATGTTGGTCGCAGCGGCGGCAGAGTCCTGCGTTTGCGAGTATTGCGACTGCAAGCTGGCCCCCAGAAAGCGCACCGCCTCCGGACCTTCCATGCCCAGGCGCTTGATGTTACCGAGCATGGACGGCAGATACCGAGCCATGTCCTTGGGACCGAAGGCGCCGATATCCCCGGCTGCAGCGACTTGGCCCAGCATGCCGGCCATGTCCTCTTTCTTAACCCCGGCCTCCTTGAACGAGTTGATCAAGGTGGCAATAGTTTCGGCTTCCATGCCCTGCCCATCGATCAGATCGGCAATCTGGCCGGCATAGGCACTGGCTTCCTGCCAATCAACACCCTTTTCGATAAGGCCACCCACCGCCTTGGCGAGCAGTTGACGGCTCATGCCCTTGTCGTCCGCAATGGTCGAGACCATCGCGGCCATCTTGCCTTCGTCATCTGTGCCGGCAGTGTGTGCCCACAGCGACATTTGACGGACCTGCGCCTGGTAGTCGCCGGATATCTTGGTGGGAATAGCGACCGCCGCTGACAGCGCCGTGGCCTGACCGAGCGAACTTTTCAGCCCGTCCTTACCCTGCTTGATTTGAGTGTGACCGAGCGCCTTAAGCTCAGCCCCACGGGCCACCTGGCCCAGTTTCTGGTACTCGTTGCGCAACTTACCGACCTCGACGCCCTGATCCTTGAGGGTTCTGAGGTTGGTCTCCAACTTTTTCAGCAGGCCATCTGCAGAGGCAGAGCCGGTGTCATGGGCTTTTTTCCACTCATCACGCAGGCGGATGGTGTCGCCAATGGTGCTTTGAAGTACCCGGGCCTTGGTGCCCTGGTCACTGAGTTTCTTGATGCGCCCTTCAACATCCTTGAAGGCAGCGCCGACGGTCGAACTGATAGCACCGCCGATGACGACGCCAAGCGCCAGGTTGTTCGCCATGGGGTCACTCCGAAAAGGTCCAGGCGGCTCACTCCTTGAGCCACCAGATCATCGTTGAGAAAGACATAGACTCGATCTCGCTGGCCGAGAAAGACATTTCCCGGGCCAGCCGCTGAGCCAACTTCCTCTGTATTTCTTCGTTAAACCCGGTCTTCGCGCACCAGGCGAAAATAGGCGGCCTGCAGGCGCTTGTAATCACGCACGCTCAGTTCCCCCAGATCGTTTTGGCCTGCATCCGTCAGGCTAGCGAACAGGATCATTTCGCTTTGCTCCTCATCGTCCGGGGCGGCTTTGGTCGCGGCACGAACCTCGCGAACGGTTGGGGAGCGCATGGTCAACTGATCAGTTTCGATCTGATTAACCTTGAGGATTTTGGACAGTTTGATGGTGGCCGAGTCAGCGGTGATCGTCAGCCATTCAGGGATTTTTTCGATGTCTTTAGTCACGGGTATTTTCCTTACAAGCCCAGGTCGCGGCGCACGCCGGCGAGTTGATCAACGCCGTTGATGACGCGAACCGCGTTAACAGGATCGATTTCGAACATACGCACGCCAGCTACTTCCAGCTTGTAGTAACTGACGCTGACGGCGTACTTGAATTCGGCGTCGCCGCCCGGCTTCCACTCGCCCGGATCCAACTCCGAGACCATGCCGCGAATGGTGGCGACCACCGCCGTGGTGGCCCCCTTCTGCCCCTTGAACGAGCCACGGAAAACGGCGTTGAACGCAGTCTGGTCAGCCAGGCCAAAGAACTTCATCGCCTCACGGCGCACGCCCTTGGTGCTGAAAGACGCCTCCAGCTTTTCCATGCCCTGGTCCATATCGATGGGGGCATCCATGCCACCACCCTGGTACTCGCCGGTTTTGATCTTCAGCTTGGGCAAGCTCAAGGTGGGCACGTCGCCGGCGAAGCTCATGCCGTCGACAAACATGTTCATCATGAACAGCGTTTGGGGAATCATGGACATTGCGAAGCCTCCTTAGGCTTTGGTTTCGATGACTTCGGTGATCCACTGATTCGTGACTTCAACGAGGAAAGTAGGGTTTTCAGCCGGCGGCACGTCGGTGAAGCGGATGCGCCAATAAACCTTGCCCTGCTCCAGCTGACTGGCAGTGTTCAGCTCGTCGTCCGGGAACACTTCGAAGTTGATCACCGCGCCCTGCTTTTTCAGGTCGCGCATGAAGTTCTCCAGGCCTTCGGTCACATCGCTGACGTAGGTCTTGGTGATGGAGCGGTCAACCGCCCACTTGTGCCCGTAAAGGATCGCGTCCATGACGATGTCCTGAGTGCGCACACGCGTCACGAAGGCCCACTTTGGATCGCTGGAACAGGTGCGGTTGCCCCACAGGCGGTAGCCGTCGTCACGGATGATCGTGGTGATGTTCGCGTTGTTGAGCAGGTTGGCCCGGCACGTCGCGTCACCGTCGAGGAATTCGATAGGCCGCGTGGTGCCGGTGATGCCGACAAACTCCTTGTTCGACGGCGAGGCCCAGAAGCCGTATTCGTTATCGGTCCAGGCAAACAGCCCAGCCACCCAGGCCGAGGCAGGCGCGTCGACGGTTTCGCTGAGCAGGGTGTCCCAGGTCTGAACGCCTGGGTCGACCAGAAAAACGCGCTTACTGCCGAAGTTTTCGGCGTAGGCAATGGCCGCCTCGTCGGTAGTGTTTGGGCCGTCAACGATGGTGATGCCGCGCAACTTGCCAGCGAGTGCATCGAGCGACGTGGCCACGGCCTGGGTCGCGCTGTGGCCTGGAGCAACCAACAAACGGGGCTGAGCATTGAAACGGCTCTTACCGTCCAACAGTGCCTGCATGCCAGTACGTTGTCCGTCCGCCAGGACGCCGCCGATGATGGCCGAGGTCTGCAAGGCTGGTGTTGCCAGCTTCTCGACGCCGCACGCCACGATCACCGCCTTGGCGCGCATGTAGATCGCCTTGATGGATTTGGTGATCGCCGCGTCTTCGCCCCAGGCCGCCACCGCTTCGCTTTCGCGGGTAATCAGCAGCACCTGGTTAGGCTTGGCTGTCACCTTCGGCCCAGGGGTAAAGGTGTCGCACAGACCGATAATCGAGGACGACGGCAGCGAGATAGTGCGGGCGCCGGTGTCCACGTTGGTGACGGTCACACCGTGAAAGAAACTCATAGGGCAATCTCCAGAAACGAAAAAGCCCCGCATAAGCGAGGCCGTGGGAAATGTTCGTTGTTACGCATAACGGAAAAGAAAATGCCCCGTCAGTGCGGGGCGTTTATTGGGCTTGCTCAGCGATCCAGGCCGGCGCGGCGGGGCGCTGCTCGATGGCCGGAAATTCCGGCGATTGCGGCCAATCACGCAGGGCCTGCATGTACACCAGCAGCTCGGCGAACTGATCATCCGATAGCGTGGTACTACCACCAATCTCTTGCTGGTCACGGTGCCGCTCGCGCAACCACATCACGGAGGCCAGCTCGGCGTCGCGCCAAGCGCGCTCTTTTCTCATGACTTGCTCATCAGTAGGGCCAGGTGGCTCAACCGCTACCGGCAGACCATCAGGCCCAGCCTTAATTGATTTACCTAAGCCCTGCTCAGATAAAAGCTCAGTATATTTAGACTGAGTAATTTCAACCGCATCAACTGGAATGTTGCCACCGTGAAGTTTGGAAGAATAAAACCCACCAGTTGGAGAATAATAAATCATAGGGGCTCCTAATAACCAAATGCGAACCAGTAGAGTGTAGAGTTAGCCCCACCATTGGCGTAATCATTGCCAAGCCCTATTAAGTACTTGGTTTTATCAGGGCAATAAACCCAAGTGCTTGAGTTTCAGCCATTACCCCCCACTGGAAAACAAAACCGCCCAGCCAGCTCGGGAACGCAACGTAACCCGTAACGCCCAATGACATCGAGAACCCAGCTCGTAACTTTTTGGGTGTTACGATGGTGGAGTCATCAATACCCGCATTAACCTGGGGTTGAGTTGCGACTTTCGCAGTACCTTGATTTATTTCCGTTGCCTGCGCCGCCAACGTAACGAGCGCAGCAATATCAATGTTTCCCTGATTGATCGGCGCGTTCCAGGCCTTAATGCACCACATTACGGCCAAGCTACGCGGGCGGGTTTCCGAGCCAACACGGGGCACGCCGTTAACGCCATCACTTACAAAAGCGCCCGTTAAGTTACGGGGTCTTGTGCCCGCCGTGACTGTGCCGAGAGGCGGGCCGACCCCTGGATCACCCGCGCCGGCATCATCGTTACCCCAGGCTGTGCCAGCCTTAGTCCGCATCGTCTCCATGCGGAAGCCTTGCAGGCTATCGAGCTGCATAGAGCCAATTGCGCGCCCGGCATCCACCCCGCGTCCATGGTCCCAGCCTCGCAGGAACTCACCACGCGACTCGGGCAAGCGGAAGTGACCGGCGCCCTCGTCGCCCTTGTTGAACGCACCACCCAGGAACGTCGCCAGGTCTGGATAAGCCGACGCACTCTTGACACTACCATCCAGCTCCAGAAAGCCGGGAGCGACCTTGTCCAGGGGAAAGCCGACCATCGCACCCACCGGCAGCGCCGAGGCCTGGCCAATCATCGCCGTGATCTGATCCTTGGTGTAGGTGTCCGTGATGCCATAACCCGCCAGTGTGGTCGGGTTCGAACCCGACACGAACACGCCTCGGTCATTGACCGTGACCTTGGTGTAAGTCCCTGCGGGCTTATTCGCCGGCAAAAGGCCGTTCATCGACTCATCGACATACTGCCGGGTTGCCAGGACCACCGATGGATCGATTTTCAACTGAATGTTCGAGGTGCCGCTGGTGATGATGTGCATCCGCACCACCTGGTTACGCCCCGACCCTTGAGCGAGCAACGGCTTGTAGCTCGGC